AATGAAGTCAAGATAGACCTGTGTCGGGGATGTGTAGATCGTGGTTTTGTGTGGCTGGCTAAAAGTGATCTCATGCACAATGCCCTCGATGGCTGCGGTTTCGCCGACGATGGATGTCGTGGTTGAACTGGTCTGAATGGTTTTTTGTATGCTGACCACGCTTCCAATGTCAAGTGTGGCAACCACATCGCGCTGAGCTGTAGTCAAAGTCTGGAACTCGGTAGTCAGACCAGTAAAGACTGCTGTCGGGACAGGTCGAATCAAATAGGCAGCAAGCGTGAGAGCTGCAGCGTCGTTGTGCAGAAGGCTTCCCAAATAAGACACAGACTGGATGAAATACTCCGCCTGTGAGCCTGCATCGTCAATGGTCTGTGGGTTGGTTGGATCTTGCAAAGTTGATACGGTCGCGCGATTGACCACCTTGTCCGCGCCGAAATTGATGCCAAGATCCGAAAATGGATAGTCACCATGATCGCTAAATGTTGCTATCGGTGTTCCAACAAAACTTCCGATCCTGTTTTGGAAAGTAAATACACCAGAACGGTTCACGAACGCTCGACCCTGTTCCGCGTCAATAATGTCGGCGAGGTACTGCTGAACATTGGTTCCTTGTGGGACCGTGAATGCAGCTGATCCGCCAAGTGTTGTTTCGCCTGTTTCTATTGATTGCTGACCTACGCCTTGGAAAGCGTCCACTTCTGGAAGCGCGAGCATCTCAACGACTCGAGCGCTGGAGAGTTGTTCGCTGACATTCCATTCGTCTAGCTCTGCCTGTGCAAGTAAATACTGATTATCTACACAGAACACCTGCACGACATCGTTGTTGTCCATTGAAAAGAAATAGTCATAATTGACAATAATTCCCTGAAAAAGCGACTCGGCTGTCCCTAGCGCGTCATAACGGTAGAAACGCACTTGGCGCATAGGTGCTAGACCCGGCTGATTATTTGCTGGATCGGCGTTCGCATCGTTGAAAGGGTTGAACGCGCCATAGGCGATCTGGTCGTTGAGAGTGAAGCTCATCGTGCCGGGCAAGAACTGGTCTCCGATGTCGCGCCTACCTCGGAAGATGTTTACAGCTGTCACGCCTGTGGTGACATCGGCGAAGGTTGTGCCTGGTCCGAGCGTATAGAGCGTGTTGTCTAGAACGCCTTTTAGATCTGAGTCAAGTACAAAACTGCCAGAGTCAAAGCCTGTGTCTATTTCAAGCTTGTACTCACCAGACTGGACGACTGCTGCGCTCATGGTTATGCGACCGAAATAGCTGCTGGACCGTATGCACGATTAGCTGCACGAATGGCATCGATTACTGCTTTGCCTTGTTCGGCTGATGAGTTGAGTCCACCGTTCACTGTGATGTTGTATTGGGAGCCACCGCGCATTGATGCGAACTCTTCCGCGCTTGAAATGATGTTCATGTTTGCTGCTTCTGGAGCCAATGAGACCGAGGTCCCGAGGTCCATGAAGTTAGCTCCGATGCCCTTGATGTCTGCGAGGTTGAGATTTGGGTTTTTGAGTTGTTGTGTCGCGCCAGCGATTGAATCTTCGAGACCTTTGAGCATCGCTTCGCCTTGCTTGACTCCTGCGCCATAGAACATGTCAGCACCAAAGACACCGAGCGCGTCGGCGAACATGTTGAGGGAGTCCAGCATCTGGTTGATCCCATTGGGTCCTGTAATCGCTTCTGAGCCCCCGTTGATGAGTTCTGTGGCGATTGCGTCTCCAGCCTGCTGACCTGCTGCTAGAACGCTTCTGAGAGCCCTTTCCGAGAGACCCATTTTGAGCAGTTGCTCAACCTTGGCTCCGAACGCTTTTGCACCGTTGGCTTGCTGTGTGAGCTGGGCAAGGATGGTTGTTCCGGCTTCTTTGGCAGCGTCAGCTGCACCCGAGATTGAGAACTCTCCCGTGACAGATTCAGAGACCGTCTGCTTGAAGTCGTCGTAGGCAGTCTTTGCTTCTTCGAGCTTGCCCTTTGCGGTATCAAGAGCTTCACTGAATTGTTTTTCAATTTCTTCTCGAGCTGCTTTTATCTTGTCAGCCATTTCATCAACAGCTTTACCAGCGCCACCAGCACCATCGCCCATATCAATCAGTTTGCGATTACTGATGCCAGCTTCGTCCGATAGACGCATCGTTTGTTGGGCGCTCCTTCTTAAATTTTCGTTATATGCGCCAAAGTTTTTATCTTCAGCAAGCGCTCCACCGATTTGATCTATAGCGAACCCAAGAAACTTGAACGGATTGACCAATGTCAGAATCTTGTCGCTCAAACTCCCTAGAGCAGTAACCGATTTTCCGACTGCTGGTGGCATGTTTTGTAGTGCCGAGTTGATGTTGAGGATTGAATGCAAAAGCCCTTCCATCTTTGGAAGCAAGCCCTGACCAACTCTGATCTGCAGGTTCTTAAATTCTGCAGCAAGTGTTCGCTGACTGTTAGCAAGCCCGTCACTGGTACGCATAAAGTCGCCCTGAGCGTCTTTGCTTTGCTTGTAGATCGCAGACTGCGCAGCGAGAATCTTCTGTTGAGCTGTGAGCGCCCCGGTTCCCTTGTAGATCCCAAGTTCCATCGCTTCTTGTTTAAGCGTTGCGTCATTGAGAAGAATGCCATAACGACGAATTGGTTCTGACTCTCCTCGAAGAGCTGCGCCGATAGCAAGGATTGCGTCCTCTGGTGTGGTGTTGTTGAACGATGCGAGGTCTGATGAAAGGGTCACGAAGTCTGTTGTGAAACCTGAAAGATCTTCTCCAGCTAATCCGGCTGCTTTACCAAAGGTTCCGAAAACTCCTGCAGCATTAAGTACAGCTGTCTTTGATTGACCGATAGATGATGCCGCTGTTTCAGCGAAATCTTTTACAGATTTAGATGCGCGACCGAAGACGACATCAACTTTTGATGTGGCTTCTTGAAAATCTGATGCAGCTGTGATTGCTGGCTTTAGAACTTTGTTGAATGCCACGAAAGCCGTGGTCGCTGGGACGATTGATTTGGACAGAATAAAGCCCATTTTTTCGCTTGCAGATCCAAGTTCTGAGAACTTCTTTTCAGCGTCCTTGACTCCCTTGTCAGCGAATTCCGAGATAATTGGGATGCGAATTGCCATTACGGGGTGCTCCTAAAAATTGCTTGCTGAAGTTTTCGCTCGACCATTTTAGTGATGACATCTATATTGCGCGCGATGAGAACTTCGTTTCCTTCGGCTGCTGGATACATTGTGCGCGAAGCTTTAGAAGTTCGGTCTAAGTTTTCTATAAGAGTGTTTCTCCAAGGATATGAATTTCCGTTTCTGACCTGATAATTCCGTGATCTTCCACCGCGACCAGCCATGTCGAATACGATTCCGGCTGGGTTCTTTTGCTCCACGATGAAAGTTCCCACCGACTCGTATTGCAAGCCTTTTTCAATGTTTCGTTTTCTGGCGTTCCTAGTGTCTATTTTGACATTGATACCAGTATTTGCCATGGCTTTATTCCAAGGGAAAATGTGTCGCCATTTGCGATTGAAGCCAGACAATGGTGCGGTTCCGGGAATGTTTCCTCGAGCGTCAGAGATTACGGGTTGCATGATTGCGCGAAAATCTTTAGTGATTTCACGCCTAAGCGATGGATCCAGACTGTTGATGTGTTTGAGATCTCGTTTTATGTCCCTGACCGTAATGCTGTTGTTGATTGCCATCTCATCACTTCCTGTTTCTTTCCTCTAACACAGTAGTGACAGTGAGTAGGTCGGCGGTGTCAAACTCTTCTTCGTAAAAGCGCGGAGCCCACGAAAGGGTGACTAGCAGTTCAGCTAGGAGCCTTCGGTGAGTTCCGCGAGGATAGGGTTTTCGATTTCCTCAGCAACCACCTCAACGGCATCGAGCTTTGCAATGAACTTGTCAAACTCTCCCGGCACAACGATCTTGGCTTGCTTGGATGCTTCCCACGCTAAAAACGCAAGATCCTCAACACCGATACCGTTCGCCATGTCTGACGCTTTGCGCTTGAACCTGCGTTCCCATGCGACGAGTGTTACCAGATTGGTCGTGACTTCGTATGGGTCTTTGCCTGCTTCTGTCACCTTTAGGTGCAGTTTCATTTCTTCTCGCTTTCGTGTCGGACCGATGTGCGGTCAGATTATGGGTTCGTAATGTCCTCGGAGTAAACGCCTCCGTTGAAAACCACCGAAATCGTGCCAAGAGCCCCGAGAGACGAGACGATTGGTAGCGCGGCTAGAAAAGTACCTGTAAAGGTCAGTCCGGGATTGGTTGCAGAGTCGGCGCCAGTTGCTGGTTTTACGATCACATTGGTTGATGTGCCGACAAGACCCTTGAGCGTTGCGTAAGTTTCCGTCGCTGCAAAGCTTGCGTAGAAGTCGAGTGTGACTGAGTGTGATCCGAGACCTGACACATATTTGCGTGATGTGTCGCCGAAAGCAGTTGCTTCAAGCTGATCAAAGTTGATGTTCACAGTCGCGCCTGTGCATTGATCGCTGAGATCTACTGCGTTTACAGTTACGACTGGGTTTGAGAGATAGGTGCTAGTTGCCATGATTACTCCTTGGATGCTTTCTTAGGTTTAGTTTTAGCAGGTTTTTCTTCTTCTGTGGTTGATACCTTTTGCTCGACAATAAAGCCACCAGCCAAAAGCGCGCCGACATTGATGCCAGCTTTTGGTTCGTACAGCTCACCAATCTTGCCAAGCTTCTCAGACGCGATCACGAAGCTCATGATGTTTGAGCCTGAACTTCAATCATCATCTCGTATGCCGGAAGTACCACGCCACCGACATCAACGCTGGTCGGCGATCCCGAGGTCGCTCCGACATTTGCGGTCATTACAGCTGCAGCCATATTCAAAATATTACCAAGTGCGTCGCTGTTGCCCGGACCCATTGAGATGATCTGGACAGGGAAGGTCATTTTGGCGATGTTGTAGTTCCACATTGTGAATGATGGCGCTGAGATAAAGACACACGGTGGACGGAGATTGCGTGGGTCCGTGACCACTTGCAAGCCAGTTGCGGTTGCCAGTTTCGTTCCCAATGCGCTCATCGCATTGTTGAATAGATCGGTGTAGTTGGAAACGGTCATGCGCAGGCTGGGCGATCAATTCCGAGAAGTTGTTTGATCTGTCCGTTCATTCCGACGACTGGTGTCTGACCCATGTCTTGATAGCTAGAAAATACATCGACCGTTCCGCGCGATTTGTAGAGCATGCCGGCATACATCACGGTTCCGAGATACACATCTTGCGATGGAACTGTTGTCAGCGAGTCCCCGGTGTATCCTGCCTCAGCTCTGCGCCTACTGCAGAAGGCATTCGATGCAGCTGCACAAGTTGTCACAAAAGCCTGATCGCCAGCTGTAGCGACGGAGATGCCAAGCCAGTCGAGGACATTTTGTTGAGTGATCCATGTGCAGGTCTGTGTGTATGTGACCGTGCCGGTCGAAGCTATACGCGAGACATCGCTTGCGGTCTTAGCGTACAAGACCTGATTTTGGATCGGGACATTGAAGTCGTAAAGCAGATCGCCTTCGCTGTCGATGCCAATGAACTCAAACTCGGGAAGCGCATAGACAGTGTATGTTCCGTTGAATGTTGCATCAACTGATGTAACAACTATGGATTCGCCGACTGCAATCTCCGATGGGGTAAGGAGTTGCAGTACGGCGTAGTTATCCAGTAGTGACTTGAAGGTAACGCTGTAGGTTGCCATGAGCGGAAGCTCCGCTCTCGACTAAGCCTGTGTGATCTTGCGGATCATGCTGGAGTTTGCAGCGAATGTTGCTGCATATCCAAACACGCTCATCTGGCGACCCAAGGTTGAAGGTACTTCCACACTGAGCAATCCGCGATCTTGGCGATACACCTCAAACGCATTCTTGTTCATGATAATCATGGTCTTGGCTGCGAACTTGTTGTCCACAACGATCTCGAGACCGAGTGGGTTCATGCCTGACCATGAAGTTGCTGAGCCTGCGCCGAGTGAGTTCTGACCGTTCAATCCCGGTGCACCAATTGCTGGGAAAATTGGGCGATTGGTGGTGTCTACGAGCTGACCCATAAGAGCCCAAGTTGCAGGATCCACGAAAATGTGTGTCGGCAAGTAGTTGGTTGCTGCCGAGATCGTGGTTGCTGCATCATAGATTGACTTCATCAAGTCAGTCACTGACAAGTCCCACACGCCATCGGACGATGCAGCTGCAAGCAAGTTGTCTGCAGCATAGTTGTCAATTGCGGTGAGGTACTGACCAGCAAGATCTTGGATGATGATCTGCATTGCGTTCGGATCCGTAAAGTCGATGACTTGGTAGGAGAGCTGGGCACTGCCACTGAAAGTTACTTTGCTGACCGTATTTGACGCAATCACGGCAGTCGTTGCCGATACTGCTGTTAGCTCTGTGGTCTGCTGTGCGACTGTTGGGTGAGTCGTCCAAGTTGGGCGAATAAAGCTTGCACCTGCGTTGCCGTTTGGCATTGCGCGTGTACCAAGTGCATTCAACACTGGAGCGATGTAGTTGATGTCCTGAAACACTGGACCCAAAATTGGAACCGGCACGATACCAGCATCGTTTGAGAGCACATTGTCTCCAGCTGCTGCTTCAATGTCCGACTTGTGATATGCGCGGTAATCGTTCCATACGCGGTTTGCGTTGGCTGCAACTTCTCCGCCTTTGTGCATTGCTGCAACAAACTCAGCTGCACTTGGCAGGCGTGGTTCACGCTTTGCTGATGCGAAAAGTGGTGTCGGGGTTGATGCCTCGACTGGTGCTGTTACTTCGATTTCTTGTGCCATTTCTTGCTCCTGTTCTGGGACTACTTCTTGATTATTGCTTACTTCTTCATCTGGTTGGTGGATACTCGCAGCTATGTCGGTGATCTGTGCTCCTGCGAATGCTGGAATGGCGACAATGCTGAGCTCGCTCCAGACAGCAGCACGGATCTCCATAGTTCCGGCTTCGTCGTAGCTGAACTGCGTCGGGGTGATTCCAATGCTTACTGAGTCAAGTACTCCATCTTTCATGAGAGTCATGGCTTCGTTGCCCATTTGAGTGTCACTAATTTTGGCTGTGAAAAGCATTCCGTCCGGCGTAGATTCGCGCGCGGTCACGATTCCGATTGCCATATCTGTTGAATGATTCATCAGCAGACGAGGAGCCTTTCCGTCCACTGGCAGAGCTCCCTCAAGAACGCGGACCGAAGTCCCGTCCGAGACCGTTGCTTCTACGCCATAGGGAACCGCGATGCCTGTGATCGTGCGTCGAGCTTGACCGTCTGGTCCTGCTGCATCAATTGATACTGATTGTGCTGTGAACTGGATCATTCTGCGATCTGCTCCTGTGTGTTTTCTACCGGCATGTCTTCTCTGTCCATCGTGTCGGCAAGATAATTTTCTTCAAGATATTCTGATGCGTCGAATTTCACCATCGTCCCTCTTGGTAACACATTATCCATTGAGAGTGTGTTGGCGATGCATTCTGCGTATGCCTTCACGCCAAAGATGTAAAGGTCTGCGCGTGCTTGCTGTGATGACTGATACGAGTATGAGCCGGTGCTCACTCCAACTAGGTATGGCGGAACATTGGTTAGTCGTGCGCATTCGAGTGCTTGATAGTTCGCAGCGTCAATGAGAAGCATCTTGTCTGGTGTTGCTTGTGATGGCTCAAAAGATAGGAACTCATTGAGAACCGCGATCTGATTCAGTTTTCTGGCGGACTCAAACTGGGCGCCGATTGAACTGAGCTCAGAGGGTGATAAGGGCTCACCGCCAGTTTGCCGAAGGACTCCCGATGGAATCAGCGATTCCGCGTTCCTGTACCTACTGGACTCCAGCTTGAGTGCTGTGTTCACTACTCCGGGCGATTGGTAGATGATGCCTTGAATGCCTGAGATGAATTGCACGACATTGCGGTAGTCGAGTTCTTGTCCGAGGAAGTAGAGCTCTTTGGATGGTGCGAAGAAGACGGGACCGGACTGGTCGCGTCGAGTGATGGAGCCGGCTGGTAGACGCTCAAACTCCGAGGGAAAGCCATCTTGAGTGCGAGCCGTAATGGCGAGGTAGCCGACGCCGTAGAAAAAAATATCGTCAAATAACCAGCTGAGCAGTGTGGAGTTCGGAATGGATGGCGACATGCGACGGAGCCAGCTGCGCGGAGCGAGACGAGTCGTTTCCA